TAACAGGATATTTGTCCTCAAATACTAAAAATAAAGGATGATCCATAATAGGATCTTTCCAGGGAGTTTCTTCTAGTTTCATATCTTTTTATTAATCCATCTGATAATTGCATAAACAATGAGACCTAGTATAATATACATGATCCCATCAAACCAAGAAATGTCGTTTAATAAATCTGCTGTAATAAATGATAAGTCCATTATGCTGTTTCCTGTTGCCTTAATCGTTCAATTTTGTCTTTAAGATGTAATTTTTCTTGTTTCATTTAGGTTCCTTTGTAAATTTTTTTTTGACCCAACGATATGCGTAATATATTAATATTCCAAAAACATAATATAGGAATAAGACTATGATAGCATACGAAAGAGTATCAATAAAATTCATTATGTTGTTTCCGTTTTTAATCTTTCAATTTTGTCTTTAATTGCTAGTTTTTCCTGTTTCATCTTGTGTAAACTTGCATCATCTAAGTAGTCAGTATAACTCTCTTTGATTTTCTTGTCAAGTTCTCTGTGTCTCAATTCTAATTCTTCTAAATATGATAATTCGCCATTGCCCATTTAAGCCTCCTTTGCTTTAAGTTTGTCTAAGTGAATTAATTTGTTTGTTTAGATTTTCCTATATAAAGATTATGAAAATATGTTACAATTTCTTTTTCTGCTTTTTTGTGTAAATTAAACCAAAGATTATGAATCTTGTTTGCGTATGCGTAGTTATCCTTCAAATCAAACCATTTAATTATTTTAATATATAAGTTTCTATCTAAGACAGGTTGAAACAATGTGTCACTGTTAATCAATAAAATATTCTTATGGCGACTAGCATACTTAACAATCTCTTGATTGTTGTTTTCTCCTGCTATTAAAAAATTTTCTATAGGAGTTAATGCCATGTTACTGTTAAATTTAATATAACAGTGCATTGCCAACTGAGGATCAGTTATTACAGCCATAATTTTATCAAATTGATTAGCCATATCAGAACTATAAGTTCCTGGATGCTCAAGATCAACTGAATCAATTAGTTGTATTCGATACTGAAATTCATAAAATAGCCAATTTTGCCACGATCTATCTTTTCCATATACATTATCAGCAATAAATGAAACTTTATCATCAATCATTGATATGGTTTTATTATTATTTCTTGTAGTAGATGCTATTATTTTTAATCTTTCTATACTAAATCTGTCAGATATTTCCAACAAGAGTTTTTGGTCTAACTTATTAGGATCTAATTTATCCCATTCTTTAAAATCAGGCCAGGATTCTCCTTTAAGATCACTGTATAAAATTTCTTCACCAGTAACATCAAGATCAAATTTAAAAGAATATCTTGAATCTAGCATCATAAGCCATCTAAGGTGATTACCAAATCCTCCAAGTGGCGCAATAATCGCATGGGACGCCATTATACTATTCCTGCCTCTAAATTATCTAGATTGGACTCATCAAGTCCGCTATCATCTACATGATGATTATCTGCTTCGTCTGCCTCCTCTTCAAACAAGTTAGTAAACATAGCACTGGCATTTACAGTTTTTTTGCCAATAGCACCTCTAGTTCCAATAATCTGTATCCAAAACTTATTAAAGTTTTCAATTATAGCCAACGCTTCGCCTTTGTCGCTAGTAGCAAATATTGCTTCTACAACATCTTTAAAGTAGACACGATCAAATGTTTCTTGGACCAACATCTTAGGCATTATACCTTGATCATATTGTCTATTGGCTTCTTGTACAGCATTCAAATGACTCCAAACATTGTGTCCCATCTGTATAGCATAACTAAAACTATCCCATGATGTACGACCTTCTTTACCTATTTTATTTAGGTCACCTGGAGCATAGATACAAATATCTTTCATTTCTGTACGTTGACTTATTGGTGATTCAGTAAAGTTCTCAAAGACCTTATCTTGTAAGACAGCATCTCCAAAGCGTCTTGTGTCTGTAGCGTATTTTTTATCATCAACACTTGGTACCATTCTATAGGTCCATTTTGATCTATCTTCAGTTTCTGTTTGAATATAAATTTGTCCGTTAGCACTTGCTAAGAATGGTGACGCACAATCAAATGATATAGTAAAGTTTTCATTGTGATACTTACGAACTGCACGTTGTATATCAGTTAGTAGACATGCCCACTCTAGTTTACTAGTACCCAAGAAGTGCATCCAATCATGTAGACCCTTTTCAAGTAATCCATCATGACGGAGTTCAACCAGTCTACGTAGGACCAAATGAATGTCACACATATTTTGACCACCCATAGCCCAACCTTCAAATGGTTGGTCATACTGTTTAGGGTCACAGTATTTTTTCATACGATTGTACCAATCATCTGCTTCTGCGTGATTTTCACCTTGCAGGACATTCAGGAACTTACATGCACCAGTACGATTTGCCATGAAATAGTCGTTGTTGATGTAAGTCCCCTGAACTGCCTCTTCGTACGAGTTGATACCCGTAGCCACCCTACCACGTGGACTGCGACATACCCATGCAGGTATATCCAGTATCATACCACGATCCATATAAGCATCCATCCAGGCTAGAACCTGTTCACGCTTTTTCTGTGCTTTTGGACAGTTTGGATCTTTCCAATCACCTTCCCAAACACCTTTACCAATCTGGAAACCACCCGAATCACCTAAGATAAAACTGTTAGCACGATCTCTGTTGCGAATCATATCTTCTTTTGGTGCAAACTTGTTAACATCCAGTTCAGCATGACCTGCTGAATACAATGCCCATTTATAGGGAAAGTACGCTTCGTCTTTATTAAGCCAGTTAAGTCCTTCTACACCTGTTTCAAAGTCTTTAGGTACACGACTTAACGGAACATAGTTACCATTATCGTATTTGGAATTGTTGGGATCTTTATGTCTTTGTTTACCTATATAGGTAGCATAGAATCCACTGAGTGCTGGAAGAAATACAGCATAGTCTTTCTGTTTTGCTGTTAAGTTGTCACGTTCAAAATTTGCCATAGTATTCCACTGAATTAATTAAGTCATAATCTGGTTTAAAGTGTTCTAATAATGTTTCTATGTATTTAGGTTCACGTTCTAGTAGGTCAAAATATTTGTTTTTTATAGTTTCTCTTTCATCTTCTTTACTGACATTTATAGGTTTTGCGATGTCAACATCTGTACGAAAACTTTTTGATTTGACCCATTCTTTAATATTTTTATTAAAGTTTTCATCTATAAAAATAAAAGTACCTCTAGTTAAATCAACACCTTGCAAAAAGTATGTCTGTAGTTCTGTATGATCATCAAATGTTATTTCTTCAAATACTTCTTGGTCTGTCATATCAAACTTTTTAGTGTTATATTGATACTGTGCTATTCCGCTACACCAACGTTCTATTGGGTTACGCAGTATGATAAGATACTCTGATTTATCTAAAGGTATTTCACTATGGTACCAAACTCCGCCACAGCCTTGTAGAATACCTTTGATGTAACTGGTAGCACATTTAGGAATATTTACATAACAAATATCTTGTGTATCGTTACCCCAACATTCACCTAGTCTATGACCCAAGTGTGCCCACTTACCCGTCCATCCATCTTGCCAAGAAACCTGCTCGTTAGCCATTATTTTTGCTGTGCTGGAAGTATATAATTATAAGTTGTTAGTCCTGTGTTAACTGTGATCTGTGCCGCACCTTCATCTGATATACGCACAGTTTTATCACCTGTTAAACTTAAAATACTAATCACGGCTTGTACTGGCCATGACCATGCTTTTGATAATGTACCACCTACACCTGCTTGGAATACAAAACTACCAGCATGACTTGAATGATCACCAAAGTAAAATTTAAGATCATCACCTTCTGTTTTAGCAACAAACGTAGTTTCCTGTGGGTTTGCTGATGCCATTGATTTCATCATGCTAATTTCACCTGCACCTGGAGTAAACTCTACATTCCAATTAACGTCACGCATCTTAACTGATTTAAGTTTGTCATTGACAATTTCTTGACTCATAAATCTATAGTCATTTTTAAAGTTGCCGTTGGCGTTTTCAAAATGAATACCAACTGGTACATTTGCACCGTTACGTTCCTGTGTGTTTAATTCAATTTTAGCATTTTCTTTGTACTCTGGTAAGTTTAAGATAACACTGAGTAAACCCAAGTTAGGCATACCAAATGTACCTTTAAACTCTGTTGATGCTTTATTCATTGTTGCTTTAACAATAACTGAGCGATCTTCTGCTAAGGCTTCAATTGCAGTTTCTGAGTCTGTTCCGTTAATTTTGACTAGATCAATAATACCTAGTCCATAGGTATTCTTTACAATATCTAATAGATTATCACGCATTCATTTCTCCTATTTCATGGCTGATTAATAATATTATAACTTGTTTATTTAGGTTTTGCAACTTCATCGTCATCTTTTTCTACCAGAATTTTACCCATAGCCTGGTGTGCTTTAGATGTTTGTAGTTTCCCTGGCTTACTGGCTTCTATCCAACTGACCATAGTCATCCAACTACCTTGCTCTAATTCATTTGGTAAAGTATATGTTCTGTTGACAGTGAGTCCAATTTTTTCTAGTCTAGGTTTTAACATTCTCAACGGAACAAAACTCATCATACCACCTTCACTGAGTACTGCTGACTTATAGTCATCACCGTTGTTATAATTAAACATAATAGTACCACCTGGTGTCAGCAGTTTATAAAGTTCTTGTACATAGTCAATGATCTTATTCAATGGTACAAAGTTAAACATATTCCATACAGCAATAAAACTAAATTGACCTTTAGGTAATATACTAAAATCAGTTTGATCTTTTACAATGTATTTGGCTACTCTGCGTTGATATATTTTATTAAATTGACTAACACTGTTGTTGATAAATTCTTCTTTAAAGTCACAAACATACAAAGGATCACCTACTACTAAATGATCAGTGAATTGATGTAAGATAGTTGGTTCATTCATTGCTGAACCTAAAGTTTTATGTGTTTCTTTAGGCAGTCTAGGACGCTCTCCACTGTAACGACAGCCAAACTGAAGAGTAGCAAAACGCCAATCAGTATAATTTTTTAATCTGGTTTTAACTAGACCATCTATTTCAGGCTTGATATAATACTTCATATGATCGCCATCTAAAAAGAAATGTTCTAATTGTTGTGCATGTGCACCATTGAACTGTTCTTTACTCAATTGGTCAATTTTCTTTTCTACTTGCTCAATTAAGGGATCTACATCTTTGTTGATAGCGTCACTGAGTTTTTTAACTTCACTGTAACGATCGCTGATTTCTAATAGATCTTGATGTAGAATTGATTCAATTGCTAGATCAGAAGTTAATTCCGCAATTACATTTCTAACACGTTGAATTTCGTTGTGTATAGATAAATTTGATTTTTTGTTTATTAGATCTTGCCTAAACTTAACAAGATCACTGATCTTCATATTCTTCATATTAATCAAATGTAAACAAGTCGTCAAAGGTTGTTGCTATCTGTGTGTTTTCACTAATTTTCCAATTCAACACACCCAATAAGTTTTCTACTTTCTGATCCACAATACCAACTTCCATACTGGCATCATCAAATGGCAGTTCCTTAAACCAGTTAGGTATGTGTAGTTCATCAATTGGATAACCCACTGATGTATAACCCAATGGATTGTCTTTGAGTTTACACACAATAGTTTTCATACCATCTACAATAGCCATTGAGTAGTTGTCACTCATCATACGTCTTAGGTTATTCCAATTCATTGCGGCTCTAACATGTCCTGGCATGTTGGCTTTGCCCAGACGTTCTTCTTCTTTAGTGTATTTTGTCAAGTTGTTTACACGCTTAGGAGTACCTTTTTCCCAAGCAGGACGTTCTGTAAATAACAGTTTGAAGTCACGGATCTTAGCAATAATTTCATCACGCTGTGTACCTGTTAGCACTGCTAATAACACTTCGCTTAGGAAGTCCTGGATTACTTTGGGAGTATCTGAACGCTTGAGATCTAATCCCATGGCTTTCACTTTACCAGGCTTACCATGTGTGTCTAGTCTATTACCTTCTTGATCATATATAAGCACAGCATAACGTTTCTTCTTAATGAATAATCCTTTTAGGGCAACAACTTCTCTACCACCCTTGATCAGTTCACCCTGTTTGCGTGTGACATGGAATGCTTTTTCCATAAAACTTGGAAATGATTCATTAACTTGTTCTGCGATTGAATCATATAACTGTACAGCAATATCCTTGTTCCATTCCATTTTACCTGCTTCAACATCCTCTTTAACAGCAGGCCAAGCAGTGAAGTAACATGAATCAGTATCACCATACACTATGGCTTCACCAACATGATCATACTCACCTGTAATACATTCATTGATATAAGCATCCATGTGTTTGGCAATAGTTCTACCTGTTAGTGTAGTTGACTGCCCAATACGATGATCAAAGAATCTACAACCTGGATTCAACAAAGCACCATACAATGAGTTCAAGTTAATCTTTTTAACCAACTGTCGCTTGTCCCAGAACGCAGTTTCTACTGAATTTTCTGCTTTGATTGCGTCTCTGAGTTTGGCCTGTAGTTCTTTACGTTCAGCATACCAACGCTCTAGTAACCCTGGAATAACACCTTTACGTTCATTTGAAAATATAGTACCATTGGCCGACAGTATCCAAGGCTTGTTTGAATCAAATATCAAACGCCACACATCCGCGGCACTGACAATGTCTGATTCACCGTTGGCCCAGTCTATGGTAATCTCAGTACCAGCATCACCTCGCATCACTGCTTCATACTCTAATGAGCCAAATAAACCCTCCCAAGCATCAGCAAATGAACGCCCTTCCTGTTGTTTTGTGCTGATGTGATGTTCTGTCATTGTGGGACGCAGTTGCCCAACAATAGTTTCTGGACCCATGTTCAATGCTCTAATGGCTGACGGATACAGTGAGTTAATATCAACTGAACCTATGTAGTCGTGCATACCACGTTTAGGATGTGCTACATAAGCACCTGCCGCCTGTGTAGTTATACTGTCATCATCTCTGCTACGTCTATTAGGAACAATCATTCCTAGTTGATGTGCTTCGTTGATAATAGCCTGTTCAGTAACAGCCACAGCACCCATTGTAGTCTGTAGCAACACAGTATTGTCATGTGCTAGTTCGTTAGCGAGATCTAAGAATCTAAGTTTACGATCAAGTTTAGCCAGTAAGTCAGTATCCTGTCTGTTATACTCAATGAACTTTTCAAAGTCTTTGTTATATAGTTGATCCAGTGTACCCTCATAGGCAGTTTTGTTTTCACCTAGTTCATATTCACCAATGGCATCTAAACTGTATGAATGACGTTCTTCATAGGTATACTTACGATATAACTGCATGTAGTCTAAGTGTACACGTCCAATCAAGTCAAAGGTTAAGTTACTAGCACCAAAGCGTTCAAACTCACGCTTCTTGGGAAACTGATTCCACAAACAGAACTTACGTGTATCATCTTTTGACAACACACGATTGGTACGCATTACCATGTAGGGAATATCAAAGCCTTCTGAGTTCCAACCACTTAAGATGTCAGCATCTTCTATCAGTTCTAAGAATGTTTTAATTAGTTCTTCTTCTCTGTCAAACAGAAAACAGTTATCATAGCGTTTGGCTATTTCTTCTGCTGTTTCCCATGACATTGACTTAGGTGGTATTGCTAGTGTAATCAGTTTGTCCATCCAATCAAAGTATAAGGATATAGCAGTTACTGGATTAAACGGATCTTCTGGTTTACTAAATCCACGCTCTGGATCAAAGTCTACCTCAATGTCAAAAAAGCATGTGTGTAGTTTGGGCGATGGTTTCCCAAGATAGTTATTTTCAAGACAACGGAACACGGGATTGATGTCACTTTCCCATAAGCGTTTGCCTGAGTTAATTTTTAGTTCTCTGTGGAACTCTTTTGAATTTTTAGTTGAGAATCTAGATACAGGTGTATCATAGATAGTTCTGTGTTTACCTTTTGGATCATCATAGTACAGAACATACTCTGCTGGATACTCACGATACTCTCGTTCACCATCCACACGTTCTACAATGTATATACGATCCTTATTGCGATCAAATAGTGCGTCTATGTAACTCATTTAGTCCTTTCGCCAATTGTGGCTGGCTTACCGTTCTACATGCTCTTAAGTGAGCGAAACTTACTACTTGTATTATAACATCAATATGCGGTAATATCCTATACTGTCGACAACCATAAGTGTCAATGTTGTCATTAATAAACCAAAACTGCCTCTACTGATACTGCTATAAACATTAATTGATAATGCTACAAAAATAATTGGATAAACTATTGACCAATCTGTTATAGGAACAGTTAAACTAACTGTTAAGGCTATAACAATATTCAACAACCAAACTATAACTTCTGCTGTTAGTCTTGTAGGATTACTTTGATAATCATTACGAACAAATTCAACAGTTTTATGCCAATCTAATTTCAATTATAGTGTACGACCAACAGTTTCTAAAACTGTTGTTAATGTTTCATGATCATTGTTTGTATCTGTAAATGATGATTTTTGAGCAATTCTAATTGCTTTTTTAAGTACAGCAGGTTTAACCTGTAGTTCTTCTGCTACTGCTTTAACTGTGTCACTTAGACCAGCATTTAAGTCTTCAACTTCTGATAATACTTGGATACCTTCGTTGATTAATTGTGTTAGTTTTGCCTTTTGTTCAGGATTGAATACCACTGACATATGATGTCTCCTTGATTATAAAATATATTATAGTATACTATAATTACTTATGATGGTCTACAGTTACGTAAAATTTTGGTAACCGTTTTGAATTCCACTGCTAAATCGTCATATAGCATATCAGGGGGAGTTTTTACAAATGCTCTTGTGACATAAGCACTTTGCCCCATATCTTCATAGTAAGTAGAACTGGGCCAACGTGATCGACCCCATTCCATGGAATGTATTAGTAGGCACTCATCGCCTACTTCTTTTAAAATCTTTTCTCTTTGAACCAATGGTTTACTAGTAGAATCTAGTAGTCTTAGGCAAACAGGCTCTGTGTTGATTTGAGGTTTATCCATGTAATGAGCAAATAGTTGTACAAGATATGCTTCTATATCTTCGTCAACGGTTACGGTTAACATATTTTCAGCACGTTTAATTATATCATAACTATGCTTAACATATTGCTCGTATTTGGTCATATTGTGTCTACTTCATTTAACTCAATTAGTTTTTCTAGTATTGGATCTTCTTTGGGTAAAGGATAAGTTTTAACTTCTTCTTTGGTTTCAAAATAAGAACACCCTATTAACCAGAATATTATACATACTAATACTATTATAATCCATGCCTTGTCTGTGTAGTCTTTCATGATTCCATCCACCATATTATAAATCCATACCCGACCAAAGCCACCACAAGCAATATCATGCCGTACCACTCCCAACGCTCTGGGTCAGCATCTAACCATTTATAAAATTTACTCTCGTATAGCCATTTCATCGTTCTTGTTCAGCACCCACAATACATGTAGTACCATAAGTGTCACATTTTAGTATTACATCTAAATCCATTAAGTAGCCGTTCCATACGTGACTAACTGCTAGTATAGTGGCGGCAACAACTATTGCTTTACTGGTTGTCATGCTCCTTAATCTCCAAATATTCTACCCAATTAAAACATTCACTTTGTGTATAATACACTGGATAACCTAAAAACACATTTTCTATGTTTGTAAGTTCGTCATACAGTTGTGCTGTAACAACACAATCTGTTTCTGTCTTGAACATCTCAACTTGAACAGATTCATCTGGAATACATACGCCAAATACACAGTTGTGAACTATAAAAGTCCACGCACCTATATTCACTTTTTACCTGCCTTCATATTAGCACACCAGTGATACATTTTACCTTTCTCACCCGAGTACTTTTTTGCCTTTGCTCTCAAATCAGTTACTGAACCCTTACAACTGGCACCAGCCTTTTTTACTCTACCTGGACGACTCTTGCCTTTTACTTTACCATCAGCAAAGTTTTCTTCCATGTGACTGACTTCTTTACGCAATTCGTGTTCAACACCCTTTGACAAGTCCTTGCCATGGTGTTTGTGTGGTAGGGCAAATGTGTGTCCTTCTTCATCTTTATAGATGTCATGCCCACCGTGTGTTCTTTCTAAATGATAGTGATGTTTTTTAAGTATCTTCTGTGCTTCACGATGACTCATTTCGTTCATGTGTTTGAACATCTCTATCTGTCTTAATCTTTTTTCTGCTTGTGCTCTACTGGTGTAAGTACCAAACTTACGCTTTTCATCTTTTGAATACACAGTATACTTGTCACCTTGTTTGCGTATATGTTCAACAATAGGCTTCACGTTCATAAACTCTGGATTCTGTTTGTTGAATAAACGCATGATAATGCCTGCTTTTGCGTTGGCTTCATTTTCTGCGTCACTACCAGTCTTCCAACTGTCATCTACTAGTTTACCATCTAGTTTCTGTTT